TTGTGCTATAATTAAGGAAGCCTATATAGGAGGAAAAATGGCAACAACAGTACATGAGGGTGAAGAACTTACTCTAATGGATGGCTCAAAGATCAAGGTTCGTCCCTTGAAGATTTCTTTGCTACGTCCATTTATGAAGAAGTTTGAACAGGTAGCAGCGGTGGCAGAAGATAATGAGAAGTCTATGACTCTTCTTATTGAATGTGTACAGATCGCTATGGAACAATATAAGCCAGATCTTGCAAAAGATCTAAATGCTCTAGAAGATATTCTAGATCTACCAACAGTTTACAAGGTAATCGAGGCTGCTTCTGGCGTCAAACTTACTGATGCAAATTCTTTGCTGAACACAGTTCTTGCAAACAATTAAATAAAGAGGTGACATAGATGAGTGATGTTAATGCCAATATTGGCGTACAAATTGATACGTCGTCCGCATTAGCAGAACTTAAAAATCTACAGCGTCAACTTGCAAATTTTCATGCATCAATAGCAAAAACTAGCGCAGCCGCTTCAGCAGCGCAAAAGGGGTTGCAAACCAATCTCTTAAATTCTATCAATGCTACAGGGCAGTTTCATGCCACAATGGGCAATGTTAGAACATCTACGGAGTCATTTACTCACGCATTAGAGTCTAATAAACTTTCAATGCGTGAGTATTTCCGTTATGCTGGTGGTGCATCAAAAACTTTTGGAAGGCTATTTAGACAAGAGTTTGACACAATTGGCAAGGTAGCCGAAGAACGTGTAAAGAAGATGCAGACCCAATATATTAAGATGGGTCGAGACGCAAGCGGTGCAATGAAGGCTATGGCAATTATGCCAACTACATTGAACATGGATGACTATGCTACAAAAACAGCAGTTGCTGCACAAAGACAAGCATTATTTAATCAGTTAATAAAACAAGGATCTACACAACTTTTAAATTTTGGTAAAAATACCCAGTGGGCAGGCCGCCAACTTATGGTTGGTTTTACAATACCGCTTGCATATTTTGGCACAACTGCCTCTAAAGTATTTATGGATCTTGAAGCACAGGCTATTAAGTTTAAGCGTGTTTATGGAGACATGTTTACAACTGCTGATGAAACAAATAAAGCACTTGCAGATGTTCAGGCATTAGCAGAAGGATTTACTAAATACGGAGTTGCAGTAAGTAAAACTATGGAAATGGCAGCATCTGCTGCCGCAATGGGTAAAACAGGCGCAGACCTTACAGCACAAGTATCAGAAGCAACTAGACTTGCTGTTCTTGGTGGAGTAGAGCAAGAGCAGGCTCTTGAAACAACTATATCACTTACAAATGCATTCGGTATTGCAGCAGAAGATCTTGCAGCAAAAATTAACTTTCTTAACTCTGTAGAAAACCAAACAGTTGTATCTATTGAAGACTTAACAATTGCAATTCCTAAAGCGGGACCAGTTGTTCAACAACTTGGTGGCAATGTTGAAGATTTAGCATTTTTCCTTACAGCAATGAAGGAAGGTGGAATTAACGCATCAGAAGGTGCTAACGCACTCAAGTCTGGTCTTGCATCATTAATTAATCCAAGTAAAAAAGCAAGCGAATTTCTTGGTAGTCTTGGCGTAAATATTAAAGGAATTGTTGAAACAAATAAAGGTGATATAAAGGCAACAGTTATAGGATTTGCACAAGCCCTAGACACACTTGCACCACTTGATCGCTCAAGGGCAATCGAACAACTTTTTGGAAAATTCCAGTTTGCCCGTCTATCAACATTATTCCAGAATATCACTAAAGAAGGAACACAGGCAAGTAAGGTTTTAAAGATGGCTGGTGCTTCAGTAGAAGAACTTGCAATCTTATCTGAGCGAGAATTAAAAACAGTAGAAAATGCTGTGGGTGTACAATTTAAGTCAGCAGTAGAGGAACTAAAGTTAGCAATTGCCCCAATAGGAAAAACATTTTTGCAGGCTGTAACACCAATCGTAAAGGTTGTTGGAGATCTTCTTGACAAGTTCAATAATTTAGGTGATGGCACAAAGAAGTTTATAGTAATTGCATCTACTCTTGTTGGAATTATTGGACCAACACTGTTAATGACTTTTGGTTTGGTTGCTAACGGTGTAGCAAATATTATTAAGTTATTCCTTGCACTACGTGGAGGATTTCTAAGATTAGGTGGCAATAGCAAGATTCTTGCAGAGCAGACTAACTATCTCAATGCAGAACAGTTAGAGTCTGCAACAGTTGCTGCTTCACTTAACCAAGCACACACAAGACTTACACAATCATTTACCGCACAGGCTTCTGCTGTAAGAGCACTAAGACAAGCATACATAGATGCAACTGTCGCTGCAGCAACATTTGCTAGAGCAAATCCAGGAATGATGATGCCTACCAGAGGTGGTAGGACACCAAAGAAATTTGCAAGGGGATCAACATATGTACCAGGAACAGGTAATAAAGACACAGTACCATCTATGCTTACCCCTGGAGAAGCGGTTATTCCAAGAGACATTGCTCAAAATCCACAATTCCAGCCAATCATTGATGCGTTAGTTACTGGAAAACTTCAAGGGTTTGAAGAGGGAACTGTAAATGTAGGTGGTAAATCATTTAAGACAACTAGTCAGAAGAGTGCAAGAAGTCTTGAAAGCGCCATTGCTGAACTAAGATCTCAAGGCATACCAGAAGAAAAGATTATTTGGGCACTAGAAACAAATGTGTCAAAGGGTCGACCAATGACCAAAAGCCAACTATTTAGACGTTTAAGTATTAATCGTGGTTCAAGTTCTGGATCATCTGCTCCGTCATCAATACGAAATCTTGCAAAGCAATCACAATCTGGCTTCCTTCAAGAAACAGAAGTAATTAAAGAATCGCTTAAAAAACAAGGGGTAGTGTTAACTCCAGCACAAGAAAAGAACTTGTTTAATGTTCAGGCATCTCACATTGAAGAAACAAGAACTGGTGGAGTAAAAGAGTGGAACGCTAAAAACCTTGTTGCTGATTTAGGATATGTCAATAACTATATAAATACTGTAAAGGGTAAACTTGGAACAGATTTGCTTAAAATGTCTGATGCAGAATTACAAAAACTTGGAATTGATAGAAAAGAACTTCAAAAATTACAAGCAGGAACTCACCCTACTACAGCAGAAGCAGCAAAAACTTTAAGAGCCGTTGCCCAATATGATTCAATTCGCAACCCAAATTCATACCAAGCCAAAGCGGTTGTTGCTGGATTAGAACATAGAGCAAAAACAAATTTCTATGCAACACCAATGAAAACATTAGAAGAAAGTAGACCTCCTGCAAGTAAGGTAGAAAAATCAATAAAGTCTAGAGCAGATTTAGCAGAACAAGAAAGAAATGCTAAAGCAGGTAATGACTCTGAGCAAATAATGAAGCAGATAGATAAAGACATAAGAAGAACTGCTTTAGGAAAACAAGCACCAACAGATTTTGGAAAACAAATATCTCCAACAACTGGACATAGTTTTCCAGTTAAAGGTTTGGGCGGTGTATATCAAAAGCCAGACGGCAGCATGGTATTTGTTAAGCCAGTCATAGACGCAAAAGCGGCTTTAGCAGAACAAAGAGCAACTATTATTGCTAGAGAAGCACACGGGCTAGATTCACCAAAACAAGAAATTAAGACTATGCTTGACCCATCTGATCCAACAGGCAAGAGAAAACTCATTGTTTTAGAGTCTGCCTTTGATCCTAAATTTAATCCAGAAACTATGACTGGAAAATTTACAAAGGACGAATATTTTAAACAACTTGTTGCAGCAAACCTTCGTGGAGATAAAGACCTAGGTAGAGGAAATCTTTCTGGCAATGTTCTTGCAGATGTTGGAACAGCAGGAGTTTTTGAAAAGGCATCTGGAAAAAGAGATTATGCCAAAGTAATGCCATCAATGGCAGAGCAGGCAAGAATTAATTTACTTGGAGTAAAGGGTGGTGCAAAAAAATTCTTTGCAGAATCAACACTTGATATTCCTAAAGGAATGACCGCAGACGAATATCACACAAGAATGATAAAAGAAATTGATACGGTGCTTCCAAAACTAAGAGAAACTGTATCAAGACTTGATCTCACCCCTGCAGAAAGAACAGTTTATGCTGGCATGATTGCAAGGCTTGAGGAAGGAAGAAAGGTTGATTGGAGAGAATTCCACAAACTTCACTCTAGCGTTGTTGTTACAAAGAAAGAATCTTTACAAGATAAAAAAACTAAAAAAATATCTCCAATTAAAGGCAAGCCAAAGCCTGCAAATGTAAAATCTTCAAGTAAAGATCCTGCAGATAAAATTATTACACAAGTTCCTCCAGGCAAAAAGGTTGTACAAACACCTAAGACAGGTAGGATAGTCCTTCCAGGACGTGCAGATGCTCCAGAAGCCGACACTGCGGTAAGAGGTGTTCGTCTTAGTGATGCACAAAAACAGTTTAGAGCAGAGCAAAACTCTTTAAGAAGACAAATTCAAAAACTTGAAAAAGAAAAACTTGCAAGAGAAAAAAAGTTTGGGCCTGTTCGTGAAGTTAAAGATCGTCAGTTTAATTCAGAGCAAAACTCTTTAAGAAGACAAGTTGAAAAAAGCCAGAAGGAAAGACTTCGCCTAGAAAAAGATGAAATACGTGCTCAAAAAGTAAGAGCAGAAATATTAAAAAATGGCACCAAGGCTTTAGATAATGCTCTTGTAGCAACAGAAGATTCAAACAAAGCACAAATAAGTACAAAAGAAAAACTTACACAGTTTAGTAATAAAGCAGGCCTTGGCATTGGGGCAATGAGTGGTTTAACAGTTGCTGCCTCATTTGCTGGTGGCAAGGTTGGAGAAATGGCTCAGACAATTATGCCATTTGTATTTGGCTTACAAGGCATAGTAATGCTACTTCCGCTACTGGCCAATCCCTGGGTAGCAGCAATTGCAGCCGTTGCTGCTGTCGGTGGTGCCATGTGGAAAATGGCCAAAGACGTTGAAGACGCTAGAAAAGAAGGAGTAAGCCTTGCTCAAGCAATGAGCATGACTTCTGCTAAACTACAAAGTCTTTCAAAAATAACTGGAACGGTTAGCGCTACAGAAGAAGCAGATAGAAAACGACAAAACACATTAACAGGTGAAAGTGCAGTTCAAAGAAAATTTGGTCAAAATGTTCTTGGTAGTGAATTTGGTAAAGGCCTTATAGCGGATATTGAAAAGCAAGCAAAGTCTGGGCAAGGTATACAAGAAATTGGTAGAAATATATCTAATAGCCTTGCCTATGCAATTCTTCAAGGAACAGTAACAACAGATCAAGCAAAAAGTATTGCCTCTGCACTTGGAGAAGAATTACAGAGTTATGAGATACCAGCAATCATTAGCGGTAGATTGGTTACGCTTCTTGGACCCAACGGAGAGAATTTAACAAGAGACCCATTACAAGTAACTCTTGAACTTCAAAAAGACTCAATGTCAAGACAGTCTGATTTCTTTAAAGAAGCGCTAGGAAACATAAAGCCAACTGTAGGTCTTAGTGCTAAGCAAACTATACTTGCATCAACAGGTGCGGGTGCTGTAGGAGGAGCAGTAGTTGGTGGCGTCGGCGGTGCTGGCGTAGGAGCAGTTCCAGGAGCAATCATAGGAGGTGCAGCAGGCTTAGTTGGCGGAGTAGGTGCGGCATACTTTAATTCAAAAGATCAAGCACAAAACGCTAAACTAGGTGGAGCAGCATTACAACTTGGTTTAGAGCAGGTTGGAATGAATAATGGATTGGTTGATTCACTAAATAAACAATATGACATTAAAGTTAAAATGGCAAAAACAGATGCTGAAATTCAAACAATTGAGGATCAAAGAAAGAAGGCTCTAGAAACTCTTAATGCTAAAAACAACGAAGCCTTAAATCTTCTTATTGCACAAAAAGATGCTTTTGGTCCAGCCATATTTACAGCGGGAATTAATTCAGCAATAGATGCACTCTACAAAGATGGACCAATGAAAGTTTTTGCAGATGAGGCAAAGAAAGAATTAGAAAATATTGGAAACGCAGATTTTAAAGCAATGCTTCAAGTTGAGTTTGCGAGTGGAGCACTTGACCCCGTAACAGTGATGAAACTTGCAAATAATGAAAATCTACAAAGTAAATTTTCTCTTTTGGTCGAAAAAAAGGGAAGTGAGGAAGCAAATGTAATAATGCAACTTCTCATGAAGGCTGGAGCAGACGACACAAATCTTCCAATATTTATGGATATATTAAACAAAAATCCTAAAAACTTTGACAAGAATATGAATGCTATTAAGGTTCTTGCTAACATGAAACAAAAATATGGAATTAGTATTAATGTTAATGATGATGGCGTATCGCAAGTCAAAGAAGTTGCTGCAATAACTGAAAAACTGGCAGGTATAAAGGGAGAAGAATTAACAAAACAAGCCTTCCTTGATCTTGGCATTACTGGGGATATGACAGGGCCAGAATTTGATATACTATGGAAAACCCTTGTTGGTACATCAAACACAATCAATAAGTCAGTTATAGTTGACTTTGTTGCTGCTGGAGATGCCAATGTTATCGATGCCTACATGTCTGCTATGGGAATTACAAGACTTAAAGGAAGAAGCGCTGGTGCTCAAAGAAAAGCACTTGCGGATAAAGCAGCAGCATGGGCAGTTGGAAGACAAGGCCAAGTTGATAAAAATGGTAACCCTATTGTTAAAAATCCTACCGAAACAACGCCAAAAGCAAGAAACACAACTTTTGATAGTATACTTCAAGATCTTAAGAATACAAGAGATGCAACTATTGATGCTCAAGGTGGAGCCAAAGAACTTATGCGTATTCTTGGTAGTAAAAAAGATTTACAACTGTTTAACGGTATTGATCAACAACTATCTAAACTTGGTGCAAACTCCGACTTTATTGATTTTGTTGGTGGACTAGAAAATGCTATTAAAGAAAAAGTTATTAAAATTAATAAACAAGGAGTTGTTTCATATGGAGAATTTGGTGAGGCTGCTAAAAAAGCATATGATGAAAAACAACTTGGAGCATTTAGTTCTAAGTCAGCCATAGCAATAAAAGAATTACAGGGCCAGCGTTCAGGATTTGTAGCACTAAAGGCTGCTGGAGTTGAATCTGCTGATGCTATTGAAATGGTTGCAGATGCTACATTTATGGTTTCTCTTGCTGCTCAAAAAAATCCTGAAGAAATTAAAAAGATGGTTGACGAGTGGAAGATCATGAAAAAAGAAATGAATCTTACCGCTGCTACAACAAATCCACAACAATATTTTAATGACCAAATGGCTGTCGCAGAAAGACAATTTAGTTTCCAAGAAGCAATGGCAAGAAGAACTTATGAACCACAAATTGAAGCAACACAAAAACTAGTAGATGCAAACAACGTTCTTATTGACCAGAATCAACGTAAACTTGAAATGGATGCTAAATACGGTAGCCGTCAGATTGATAAAATTAATTCTGAGATTGAGGGATTAAACAGACAACTTGCAAAGGGTGTAGATGCTACACTTCAAACTCTTTCTGTTGAGTCTGCTAAACTTTCAGAAGATCAGGCAACAATTGCCAAAACAGTTGACGGCATTAATCAAAAATACGATTTACAAGAAAAAGCACTTTCAAAAATATCAGAACTCAACCAAGATATTATTGCTGAAAAGAAAACACAGATATCTCTTGCTGATGCATTAACACAAGGAGATATTTCGGCAGCAGCACAGGCTGCCCAAGATGTAAGATCTGCTTCTTCAAGTAGAGCACAGCAGTTAGCAAGCGATGCTATCACTGCAGCAAGAGAGTTAGAAATAAATGCAGTTACGGGATCATTAACTGGCAAAAATTCAATCGCCATTACAGAAAGACAATATCAGATTGATCGTGAAACATATAAACTTGGAATTCAACGTGCTAGTATTGAAGCGCAGATTGCTGACAAGCAAGAAGAAATTTATAAAATTGAATTATTGCGTAAGCCAGTAATTGCAGAAATTACAAGACTTGAAGATCTTAACTATAACTATAATGTAAATGTTATTCCTGCACTAAAAACAAAACTTCAGGCAGAACTTGATGCAGTAAAAGCACAAAGAGATAGATGGTACGATGCACAATTGGCCATTGAGGGTGCAAACATAAAAACAAAAGAATTTCAAGATAAACTTACAGCCGCAAACGGAATACTTGCATCGGTAAGCAAGTTATGGGGAGACATTACAGACAAAAATCTTAAACTTACAATTCAAACTATCGAAGAAGTTATTAGAAAAGAAGCGTTTTCTCCAACACCACCACCACCACCAACTCCAACTCCAACACCTCCAGTAGACACTGCAGCAGCACTTAGAAAGTTACAGTCTGGACAAAATCTGTCTGATGCGGAACGAGTAGCACTTGGTATGCAAACCGCAGCAGCCGCCAAAGCAGCAGCAGATAAAGCAGCAGCAGATAAAGCAGCAGCGGATGCCGCGGCAAAAGCAGCAGCAGATGCAGCAGCCGCAAAATTTGGAACACCATTTGGTCAAGCAGGATCAGCGTTAAATAAAAAATTAGGAGGGATAGGATTCCTATCTTCTGGTGGTATGGTTCCTAAATATTTTGCTGATGGAGGGTTTTCACGAGGAACAGACACAGTTCCTGCTATGCTTACTCCAGGAGAATTTGTTATTAATAAAAATGCAGCAAATAGCATTGGAGTCAACAATCTTAATAGACTGAATAGTGGAGAATCTTTGGGCAGTTCAGTGTATAATTATAGTGTAGGGATTAATGTTACAAACGCTAATGCAGATGCCAACGATATTGCAAGGGCAGTCATGGGACAAATTAAGTATATAGATTCACAAAGAATTAGAGGACAAAGGTAATGGCAACATCAGGCTACATGACAGGCAGAAAGCGCTATCAGAGACCACAGGCTGTCTTATGGTCTGATAATGCTGGAACGCTCTCAAATGGCCTCTATGTGCCCACAGGGTACGAGGTTGGGGCAGTTGTGCCAGATGGCACAGCACCAAACTTAATTGATCAGTTTATTATTTTATCGGATCATAATAGATCTGAAATTTCTTTTAACACTGAAAGAATTGAAAAACGTCAGCGCACAATTAATGGAAGAATGAGATCTTATCATATTGCAGATAAGTTAAATATTTCATTTTCTTGGAATGATCTACCATCAAGATCTCACGCATTAGTTGCAGATTTTAATTCTTCTGGGGTATCTCCTTTGAAAAATTCCACATCTGAATATACTGCAGACGGTGGAGCAGGTGGCGTACAACTTTTAGATTGGTACGAAAACCACAAAGGTCCTTTTTGGATGTATCTTTCTTATGACAAGTATTCTAATTTTGGAAATGACGATGCAGCATTTGGACACCTAAATTCATATAACCAAATTATGCAAGTATATTTTTCAGATTTTAACTATACTGTTACAAAACGTGGTGGAAGTAACTTTGATCTTTGGAATGTTAGCGTAACACTGGAAGAGGCATAATGTTTGTTAATGATGCCTTAAAAACTCATCTTGAAACTTCTTCAACCATTCAACTGCAATCATTAATTTCGGCTGAGTGGAATATGAATATGCCAGATAATATTTATAAACTTGGAAACTATAGATATAGGCCAACAGATAATACTTCAAAGTTTAGAACAATGCCAAGCAGTTTTGACCAATTAGATTCAGCAGGTTATTATACTGGGGCTACTGATGCAGATGTTATTGTAGATGGCGGATACAACAATGAAGGAGTGCCACAATTCTTTAAGTCTAAAAAAGAAAAAATGAATATGATTTACTCTTTAGAAGACTGCTTAAAGCCATTTAGACCAAGATCAGGAATCAACAAAACTCTTTATTTTAATGGAAAATTTATTGCAAACTCTGGAGCATCAATGGCTGAAAGGCCAAGATATTATATGCCATCAAGATATGATCAATTTAAATATTGGACTTCTTACAGAACAGAAGATGGCGTAGAACAAGGAATTGCTAAAAATAAATTAGGTTCTCTTTTTTATATTAATGACACGGCTCCTTTTGTTGTCTATAAAGAAAAGGTTCCAGCAAATAGAATTATTGTAAAAATGCAAACAAATATTGGCTCGGTAAATTTAGGTCCATTTACAACGGCATCAAGGTCTATTAGCGATCCACTACATGGTAATACAAACAAAACAACTCCCCTTAGATGGAAGGTTCAGTATTTAGATGAAAACAATTGGATAGATGCTCTTTCATTTGATGAAAATTCTTTAAGAGATAATGGAAACCCCATTATTGGCTCTGATGGATATGTAGAACTACAGTATGGTCTTATTGTGCCAAAAGAATATAAAGATATTTTTATTTTTGCAGAACAACTTTCATCTGCCAGTCTATTGCCTGAAAAATCTGTTAATGGTTATGCATATCTTGTTGTTGCAAATAATGAAGACAGAGGAACATTCCATATCTGGAATGAAATAACTTCAGAATACAAAACGTTTGTTCCCACATACGGTTGGCGTGTTTCAGAAGATGTTCTTAATAATGAAACAAACATGGTTACAGATCTAACTTCTCCAGCATATTTTAAAAACACACTAGACAATAAAAATATTTATAAAGAATTTCAATATGTTCGTGGAATTAGAATTGTTGTTGATACAATGAACAAGTTTGACTCTTGTTTTGATTTAATTGAAATGTCTCCAAGACTAGTTGTTGATATATCTAATAAAGTTACAGATTTTAAGATAACTAAGTCACTTTCCGATATTGGAAATACATCTTTGCCAGTTGGGCAACTTCTTGCATCAAGTGGAACTTTAAATTTATTTGATGATGACCAGGCTTTTAACGATAATAACACTGCAAGCATTATTTCAAAATATAACAGTAGAAACATTAAGTTTAATTTTTATGAAAAAATTGTTAATGTTTTAGGATACGACTATTATGTTCCCATAAAAACTCTTTATTCAGAAGGCTTCCCACAGTCAGATGCCATGGCTGCCTCTATTTCAATAGAACTAAGAGACTTGTTTTTCTTTTTAGAATCAATGCCAGCACCAAGACTGCTAACAACAAACACATCCCTTAGTTATGCGATCACAACTCTCTTGGATTATATAGGATTTACTAACTATACGTTTAAAAGAGTTTCGGGTGAAAAAGAATCCATCATTCCTTTTTTCTTTGTTGCTCCAGATCAAAATGTTGCCGAAGTTTTAAATCAGTTAGCAGTTGCCACACAAAGTGCAATGTTTTTTGATGAATATAATAATTTTGTTGTAATGAGCAAAGACTACATGATGCCAACAAGCGCTCAAAGAGCAATTGATTTTTCATTGTCTGGCTCTACAGGACAAAACGATACTGGGGTTGTAGAAAATTCTTCATCGGGAAATTTGCCAAATATTATTTCAATTGCATCTGAAGATAAGCAGATATTTAATGATGGAAAAATTACTTACACTAGCAGATACATTCAAAGATCATATGGATCTATACGACAAGCAACGATGGTTGATGAAGATAAAACCTGGATATATAAGCCAGCACTGTTGTGGGAAGTTTCTGGAACTGAAAACACCAAAACAGTAAATGAACTTGCCTCAAAGCAGGGTAATTATGTTCTGGGAGCAATTCCGATTAATTCAAATATTCCAAACACCTTACCAGTTGTGGTCAACAATATTGTTACTAATAATATAATTGATTTAGGAGAAAATGTTTACTGGCTAACAAGATACTCAGGGTACTTATACTCTAACGGAGAGATTATTAAATATGATGCAGCACAATTTAATATAACTGGTACAGGAAATGTTTGGATTAGCGATAACCAAGAATATCAAAAATATTTTGCCTCTTTACCATTTAATGGAAAAATTTATCCAACAGGTTTAGTTAGAATATACTCTCTACCTTACTATGAAACTGTTGATGGAAACACAAGAATAAAAAATGGTTTAGTTCAAGCACACGGAAGAGCGCAGTTTGGAACTACAATAGCAGAACATACTGCTGGAATTAGCACATATTGGTCAAACAACGATAATGTTCGTGGATGCAAAATGAAATCAAACTACTTATTTACTACAGAAATTAATCCAAGCATACCAGCAACAGTTGTAGGTGCTGCAGGTATAGATAACACCACAGCAAAAAAAACTACCAGAAATGGAGTTATTAAAAACTTTTTATCAACCAAATATTTAACAGAAACTGATGTAAACTCTTTAACATCTACAAAATCAGGAACAATTCAGTCATCGGCTTTAGTTATAAACGGACCATCATTTAAAACAACAGAGTCACCACTTGATTTTATTTCTTATGTTTATAAGCCACTAGACAATGCGTATAAACATTTTGGAACAAGAATGAGGATTGTTGGTAAAATTGAAAATAGTGTCATATCAACACAAACACCAATTGGATCAACATCATATTATCAGGTTGTTGGAACACAGACAGACCAAACAACAAACATCAGCGGAGCCTCTGGTGGCCTTGGCGTTATGCTAAATCCAGAAACAAACAATGGATACTATTTTGAAATTATCGCACTAACATCCGACAATGTTGAGTCATATTTAAAAATAGACAAAAATGGACAATCAGGTATAGTCTTAAACAATGTTGTTTTTTATAAAATCAAAAAAGACTCATCTACCAATGAGGCAATACCCGTAAAACTTTGGGGCGGTCTTGCAAAAATTTTAGTAGATGATGGAAGATTTACTGGTCAATATAGGCTTGCATCAGAAGAAAATCCAACAGTTTATGATTTATCAGTTGAATATCAAGACATTGGAAAGACAAGAAGATTTTATCTTTATATTAACAATCAGTTGATCAAGATTGTTGATGATGCAGACCCTCTACCAGTTTATAACAACATGGCACTGTTTGCCCGTGGATCTTCAAGAATTATGTTTGAAAATATATTTGCATTAGCAGAAAATTATTCACAAAATACAGTTTTTACCGTTGCAAAACCTTTAGCACAAGTTTTTGGGGAAGATCAAGTAAATGCAAATGAATCATTTAGAAAATATGCAATGAGCGGTATAATTCAGTCTACTTATCTATCAGGTATAAGTTCTCAACAGCCTCCAAAATATAATATGTATTTTGAAGAGTTTGGCTCGATTATGCGTGAATGTTCTTATTTTGACATTAGATATGATAGGGCTTTTCCAGCACTAACCGCACAACTTTCTCCTACCTTTAATAAAATTAAGGGATACACAACTTCTGGGTTTTATGCAGACTCATACGGTGCAGAGTTTATGATTTTTAATTCTACAGACAAAGCACTTGTTCTTGATGAAACTTCAGGAAACTATTTAAGAATACAGGGAGTTACTTTCACAAATGACACGACTCATGAATTAACTGTAGACGATTATTTTAAAAAGAAATCTAATTTTTCTGATCCAGAATTAAAAGGAAGCACTCTTTTAGTATCTCCCCTTATTGAAAATGCAAAATATGATAACATTAAGCAAAGTAGAATGATTTATGGAAAAAATGAATTTAGTATTGATAGTTTATACATTCAAACAGACGATGATGCCCAAGCACTAATGGGGTGGATTGTAAACAAGTTGATGACTCCTAAAAAGGCAGTCGGGGTAGAAATATTCAGTATACCAACACTACAACTGGGGGATATAGTTACAATTAATTACAAAGATGGCAATGGCCTAGACCTAATTACAAAAAACACAACAAGGTTTGTTATTTACAATATTGAATACTCTAGAGGTGTTTCTGGACCAGCAATGAAAATATTTATGAGTGAGGTGTAAACATGGCAACTAGTATAGGCGTTTCAGCAGACGCTAACGGAGATTTGTATGAAATATTTTCTGACGGAACAAGAAAATTAAAAGAGGCAGGATATAATGATAGGGTTCTTGGTAAAGACTGGTGGAGAAACCCAAACCCAATAACAGGGCCTCAGACAGCAACTACTCCCCCAATGACAACCACTCCAGCAACTCCAGCACTTGTGTCTACTATTGCATCAATCTCTACCTCAGTTGCTACAAACACAGTTAAGACTGCAACACCAGACGTTATTCTTTTTGATGATGAAATAGTCCCAATTGAAATAATGACAGACTTGATATTTGAAAATATTGGTGGCCAAGAACTAATCAATATTGCAAGAGGAGATATCATTAATGGTCAAAAAGTAACCTACCAGCCAATTAAAAATATTTCAGACATAGAAAGACAGTATAACCCCAACAATATTATTGGTATTCAAAAAACATCAGATACATATTTTGCAAATTTTCCAATACAGATTAAAGATAAAACCCCAAATGTTGGATCAGGTCCAAACGGTGAGTATGTTTACTTTGACAGCACTACCAATGATCTAGTAATTAATCTAATTAACATTCAAGGCGATGAACAAGTAGAGATCCAAATAGCAACAGATGGTACAATATATGAGGCGGAACTATAATGATAACTAATACTGGAAAATCAATTTTGGGCAAATATTTACTGGGCCAGGCACCAGCATATGCGTCGTACATTGCTGTTGGCTGTGGTGCAAAACCACTAGAGACTGGCGATATCCCTGGAGACTACTCAAATAAACAAAACTTAGATTTTGAAATGTTTAGAATTCCAATTTCTTCAAGAGGATTTGTAAATGAGGGCGGAATAAATAAAATAGTTTTAACAGGAGAATTACCAACAGAAGAGCGATACGAAATTAGCGAGGTTGGTATATACTCTGCTGGAGTTAACCCCTCTGCTGGGCTATATGACAGTAAAACCCTTTTTGGTTTTGCATCAACGGATAACTGGAATAGACATACATCTTCTGCAGTTTCAGAAATCCCAACTATCTCTTCTGCTTTAGATGAGGCAAACGATAATATTATTTCAACAACAAATGCTGTTTTTAAAACAAACTCAGACAACTCAATATTTTACAAAAGTTCTCGTGCAAATAGATACGAAAGATGTAGATTTTTAAATAATATTTTAGCAATTCGTGGAAACGAGTCTAATCTGACCAAAACTAATGGTCAGTTTGTAATTGGTACTGGATCAAATCATATACATTTGGCTGGTGTTGATCTAGACCTAACACAAAACTCTCCAATTGATCAATTAAAGTTGGCGTTTTCATTAATAAGTAAAGATGGCTCATCCTCTTCTGTTCCAGACACTGTAAGAATTCTTGTAGACTTTGCATCTACTGATACTGGATCTGGAGAATATGCTAGGTTTGAAGCAGAACTAGTTAATGGGACTGGTGTAGGAGAATATGACTTTACAACAAATAGATATTTTGTAATATCCAAACAGTTACAACAGTTAAATACAAGTGCTAACTTTACGTGGGATGCTGTTACTGTTGTTAAAATTTACGTATCTACTTTAGTTTCTGGGACGCCATCTGCAAACTATTATATTGCATTAGATGCGATGAGACTAGAAAATGTTGCAACTATTAATCCTTTGTATGGATTAGTTGGATACTCTGCTATTCAGAATTCTAGTGCAGACACAATAATTAAATCCCCCAATACAAATAATTATATTGAGTTCAGATTTTCCGTTGGAGTATCTGACTCTTTTGGTGTTTCATAATGGCAGAAATATTAAAAAAGGTTGTTGTTAAAAATAAAAACCTTCCTTATGTTTCTTTTGATGAAACAATGATTTTTTATCCAGTAAGATACAGAATTGTGTCAGAAGATAAAAATAGGGTTTCTCAGTGGTCACCAACGTACAAATTGGAAGTACCACCAACCAGCGCAGCGGGACTGCCATATGATGGCGCTGTTTCATCAAAAAGGTTTAACATATCAACTTCTGGATCAAGTCCAGTAAAAATAGATGCCAACTGGTCATTTAAGCAGGCTAGCGAATCCCCCACTGATCTAGAAAAAGTATTTAGTAATACTCAAAGTTTTGACATATGGATAAGATGGAACGCAGTGGCATATCCAAATACAGCAAGTTGGGAAAGTTGGGAATTTTTTTCAACAGTAAACACAACATCTTTTTCAACTACAAAAAGAACAACGGCAACAACAAATCAAATAGAAATAGCAGTACAAATACCAACTAATACAAAGGTAAGAGATGATAGGCTTACGCTTTTTATTGGAAAGTCTAACGTTTAAAAGGAGATATTATGGCACAAGTACCACTACCCGAAAGAGGGCAACCGCTAGATGTTACATATATCTATCAATTAGCAGAAGCAATTAATAGTATATCAAATCAAGTAACATCTGCAACATACAACTATACAAGCATTGATGCTGGCACTGGAGCACCACAAAATGTTAAAACTTCAGAGGCAAGATTTATTGGTGGATATAAACAAGTTACAAATAATACAAACGTAAATGCTGGGGACGAAAAAACAGAATCTTATTCGTTTTCAGAATTTAAATATCCTCCAGTAGTTACAGCAACAATATCAAATATTAGTGGTACAGCAGCAGGAACAGATGCAACGGTTATCCTAAAGTCTGTTACAACTTCAAAAGTGGATTTTGTTGTAAAATTTAATACTGGTGGAGTTTCCTCAGTTGGTGTTAATATTATTGCAATAGGCGTCACTAACTAAAATAAGGGGTATAAGTTGATTTTTTGCACAAAATGCAAAGGAAGAATGTTTATTGATAGACAGTTTTCTAGCATAGACCATATGGAAACATTCTGCATAATGTGCGGGACTAGAAAGTTTTATCATCCACCTAGTGAAAGTCAGGAAGGAAAATGGCTACTACAAAAGGAAAGATTCAGAGCGAAGAGTACAATCGTGAACCTGTAATAAAGGGTAACCAGAAAATTTGGTTTCTTAATGGCGATCTCGTAAGACTCTACCACAGTTCAAGATCTACTGGCATGGTAACTGTTTATAATATCACTAAAGATAGATTAGAGACCTGCTTGCGTTCTGATTTTAGACGCAATAGGCAAAGAGCATATACTGTAGCAGAAACTGCTAAACTTGTCAATAGGCACAGAAAGTATATTCCAGATCTAATTAAACGAGGAATGATTCCTGCACCCATTGGGTCAAGTTTTGAAGGAAAGCGTGGATGGCAAGTCAGAGCATACTACTCTGAAGACCACGTAAAAGAGATTCGTGCTATACTTGCAAGTATACATATTGGACAACCAAGAAAAGACAAATTAATAACAAATAATATGACTCCCACAAGCCAAGAATTGACACGGCGAATGGGAGACGGTATACTTACATATACGAAGACAGAAGATGGCAGGTTTATTCCTGTATGGTCTGAAAGTATTTAAAACAATGAAATGGGTGGGTAATGGAAAACGATTCAACAAAGGTAAATGTAACTCTAGGATATACTCTTAACCTAGGCAATTTCCAGTCCTTGAGACTTGATCTAGGTGTCGTAGATTCAAAGCGTGATGGTGAGAGCACAGACCAGGCTTTTGAACGTGTTTACAAGTTTGTAGAAGATAAACTTACGGCTAAAATTAAAGAAGCACAAGAAGAGGCATCCGAAGACTAATGGCTGACCGCAAAGACCGAATGGCTTTGCTCAGTAGATTTAACAAACTATATCTGCAAAGATATGAGCAAAAGTCTAACATGAACCTCAACGTAGAGCAGTGGGCTGCAGATGCCCTTGTTGAGTCCTATGGAGTATCTGAATGCTATGATGTTCTTGAGTATTATTTTTCTATAGCACAAGAACCAAGTTGGAATTATTTTGCATATAACATGGAAAAAATTATAAACGGTAAAGCAGAAGTAGAACAAGACAAAAAAGATAGAGTAGAACGCAGACGAATGGCTAAGGAGTGGCTAAGTGAATAATACAGAGGCAAAGGTAATTACCGCAGTATTAGAGGATAAACAGATCCATGTACTACTTCAAGCCAATGTAGAAAACCTATTAAGGACACATAGTGATATATGGAACTTTATTCGTTTATATTCAGAAAATAATCAATGCCTACCACCTTCAGATTTAGTAAGAGAAAAGTTTCGTGACTTTGAGCCAGTATCTGGTGTTGGCTCTACTAAGCATCACCTTTCAGAACTTCAAACAGAGTATCTAAGCGATAGCCTAAAAGACATTCTTCGTAATGCTGCAGGCGAGGTGCAGGGTGGAAATGGTGTTGGTGCACTTGAACATCTTATTACAAAGACCTCAGAACTTAAAAAGAATACTGCAGCAATTCGTGATATTGATGCAACAGACCTTGAAGATGCAGTCGCTTATTATGAAAGAGTACAGAAACAAAATGAACTAGGTGCTGTTGGTATTAAGACTGGTCTTCCAGGATTTGATAACTATCTACCTGCTGGAATTATGCCAGGACAACTTGGAGTCTTTCTTGCCTATCCAGGTATTGGTAAGTCTTGGATGGCTTTGTACTTTGCTGTGCAGGCATGGAAGCAGGGGAAGTCTCCTATGATTATTTCACTCGAAATGTCTGAGACAGAAGTTCGTAATCGTGTATTTGCAATTATGGGTGAAGGACTTTGGTCTCATCGAAAGTTATCCAATGGTGAAATTGAAATTGATATGCTTCGTAAGTGGCATGCAAACAAGGTAGAGGGTCGACCAGAGTTCCACATTATTTCAAATGATTCAGGTGGAGAGGTAACACCTTCTGTGATCCGTGGAAAGATTGACCAGTACAAGCCTGATTTTGTTGTGGTGGATTATCTCCAGTTAATGAGTCCAAACCAAAGGGCTGATAATGAAACGGTAAAGATGAAGAACCTTTCCCGAGAACTTAAACTAATGTCTATCAGTGAAGAAGTACCTATCATTGCTATCTCATCTGCTACACCTGATGATGTAAAAGACCTGAGCACACCACCTACATTAGGACAAACTGCTTGGTCTAGGCAAATTTCTTATGATGCTGACTGGCTTCTTGCCCTAGGTCGTGGAACAAATAGTGATATTATTGAGTGTGTATTTAGAAAGAATCGTAATTGGTTTATGGGCGACTTTTTAGTTCAGGTAGATTTTGATAAAGGTTACTATCGTTATAAAGATTTTGAGGATAAAAATGTTTAACAAAAATAAAAAAATTATATTTAAGGCACAAGAAGAGCATGCACAACTTCTTAGTCCTATGCCAAAGCCAGCATCAAAGACAATTCCAGATTGGTATAAAAAACAAAAAAACTTTTCTAATGGTCATAATGATCCAGTGCGTGGATTTAAAGATAAAGCAGAGGCAACTTACAAGTTCTGTATTCCATTTGTTGACACACTTACTTCTGGGTACATGTTTACACTTCCAGCAACAATTTTTGTTGAAAATATAGGCACAGAAGGAAACTACGAACCTTTTATAAGTTGGAAGGTAAGTTGGAAAGTTCTTGATTCTATAAAGCCAGAAGCCTATCAAGGATACCCAACACCAACTGGGTACAACCCTTTTATATTTAGGTGGTATGCAGGATTTAAAATACAGACTCCAACTGGTTATAGTTCTTGGATAACACATCCATCACATAGGTGGGATCTTCCGTTTTTAACTATGAATGGTCTTGTTGATACAGATAAGCAGCCAAATAGTTTACTTTTGCCATTCTTTATTAAAGAAGGGTTTGAGGGAATGATTGAAGAGGGAACGCCTATTGCACAAATAATTCCAGTAAAAAGAGAAACTTGGAAATCAGAAAAAATGGACATGTCTCCAGAAGATGCTTTTATTCAGGCAAATTCTAGCAAGATTAATTATTCACAAACTTATAGAAAAAAATATTGGGCAAAGAAAAAGTATGAATAGTATTTATAGTCAAGAACAAATTAGTCGTGTTTTAACTGGTTCAGGAATAAACATTGAAACAGAGTTTGGTAACGATTTTATAATTTATTGTCCTTATCATAATAATAGCAGAACTCCAGCAGGAGAAGTAGCAAAAGACAGTGGATTGTTTTTTTGTTTTGGGTGCCAAACAACCAAAACTCTTGAAGAGTTTGTCATGTTTACAACTGGAAGATCTTATTTTGAAACCGTTAGATACATTAAGAGCAAAGAAACAGAAACAAATATTGAGACTGTTGTCAATAAGGCTATGTACGCAGCACCAGATTTTGTACAATATGATGAAGTCTTGATTAAGCGCTTAAATAACCAAGCACTTGAATCGCCCAGAGCAGTTCGTTATTATGCTGGAAGATACATTACGGAAGAATCTATTAAAAAGTTTTCTTTGGGATATTCTGAAAAACAAGACATGGTAACAGTGCCAGTTCATTCTCCAGACGGAATGACTATTGGGTTTGTTGGTCGTTCTATTGAAGGTAAAGAATTTAAAAATACTCCAGGACTTCCTAAAGGAAAAATTTTATTTAATCTTCATAGAGTAAAAACTTCAAGTTTAGTCTATGTAGTAGAGTCATCATTTGACGCTATAAGATTAGATCAGGTAGGTTTTCCAGCAGTTGCGACTTTAGGTGCTAATGTATCTTCGTCACAAATTAAGTTGTTAGAAAAATACTTTAACAATGTTATACTTGTAGCAGATAACGATGAAGCAGGACTAATAATGAAAGATAAACTAATTGAAAAACTTGGCTCATCGGTTAGTATAATTAAACTAGATAAAAAATATAAAGATATTGGTGACATGGATGATAGTGCAATTAAAAATCTTGAATTTCAGTTTGACAAATCTATAATGTCTATGCTAAAATAATATATGGGGATAAGGTTATGAAGTTCAAAACACAATGGATAGAAGCATTAAAGACAATGAGACTTAAGTCATATTGGAATAGGCCAAACACTGTAGAGTTTTTTGCTTTTATGACTAAGATTGCAATCATATTTCCAGGACTTCTACTTGGCAAACAGTTTTGGTGGTTATATATTTTTGCTTTGGTATCAAGCATTGCACTTATATGGTCATCTACAGTAAAGACTCTTCCTACAATTATTTGGTTCAATATTTTGTGGACTTTGCTGGCAATTTTATCAATTGCAAAACATTTTGAACTAATACTAAAATAACAAACAAAACAAAGGAGAAAGCATATGAGCGTAATCAAGGGACTCAAAAACATTAATGCCCTGCTCGACAAGCCAAAGTACGACGAAAACTCACCAAAGGTAAAGTGGCTAAAACTTGCCGACGGTCAATCAGTAAAGATTCGCTTTATTGAAGAACTAGATGAAGACTCAGCAAATTACAACGAGGCTCGTGGCCTTGCACTAGTTGTTAAAGAACATACAAATCCAAAGGACTATAAGCGCAAGGCTGTAGACACAATGGAAACAGAAGGCCGTGACTGGGCTGAAGAAATGCATCGTAAGGATCCAAAGGCTGGCTGGAGAGCACGTCTTCGTTTTTATTGCAATGTTCTTGTAGATGATGGTATTGAAAAGCCATATGTTGCAATTTGGTCAATGGGTATCAGCAAACAATCATCATTTAACACAATTAAAGAATATGCCATGGAGACTGGTAGCATTTCAAATGTTGTATGGAAGTTAAAGCGTAATGGTCAAGGAACTGAAACTAATTACACACTAATTCCATCAGCACCAGACAAGGAGCCTTTTGACTGGTCTGGAACAGAACCATTCCCATTGGAATCAGCACTCAAGAAGATTCCATATGCAGAACAGGAAGCCTTTTATCTAGGCTTTGATGGTCCAACAACAACGTCTGCAACAAATACAGACTGGTAGTTAATTCGTTGGGGGAGGGGTTTTCTCTCCCCCAATTTAAATAATAGAAATGGAAAAAATGAAAGAAATACTTTTTGTAACAGAAAACAAACTTGTTGAAGAAGTAATTCCCATGCCTAAACCAGCAAAATTTTATTTGCCAGACTGGTATAAGAACACAACAAAATTTTTTAATGGAAACAAATTAGAATTTGATGAAAGTTTTAATCCACTACTAACAGTAAAAGCATGCATGCCACTTTTTGACATTTTATCCATGGGGTACATACAAGAAACATGGTGTGATATTCACATTTCTAGAATTAACGGCGCACTCTCATACTCTTATAAATATCCAGAAGTTGAAATCATGGGAGACAGAGATATTCGTGGACTTGGAAAGTTTAATATTCCAGAAGGCTACGATAACGTTTTTTTTCATTGGAACAGGGTATGGAATCCAATTTTGCCAAAAGGATATAGCGCAATAATTACACACCCATTTTACTCCGACGATCTACCATTTAAATCATTTTCTGCAGTGGTAGATTATGATAATTACAACTTATCTGGTAAAGTTGGTTTTGTAATAAAGGAAGGATTTGAGGGAGTTATTCCTGCTGGAACACCAATGTATCAAATCATTCCATTCAAAAGAGACAATTGGATTTCAAAAAAACATGTTTTAACAGAAAAAGAAAAGATCAAGTTAAAAACACAAAGGTTTAATGTTTCAAAACTTTTTTCAAATGCATATAAAAAAATATACTGGAATAGGAAAGAATTTAATTGATTAAAAACTATGCAGCATTGCATGTACACACACACTATTCATTATTTGACGGTGTTGCTACTCCAGAAGAATATATTGACCGAGCAGTTGAACTTGGTATGCCAGCATTGGCTATCACAGATCACGGAACCCTATCTGGGCATCGGGAACTGTACCGAATTGCAAAAGCAAAAGGTGTAAAGCCTATTCTTGGTGTAGAAGGATATTTTTGTGCTGATAGATTTGATAAGAGGGCAAAGGCAGAACGCACTGAGCCAACTGATATGATCTATAATCACATTATCCTTCTCGCCAAGAACCAACTTGGTTTAGAGAATCTAAACAAAATTAATGAGATCGCTTGGACTGAAGGATATTTTAATAAGCCACGCTTTGACTTTGAAGTTCTTGAAAAGTACAGCGAAGGAATTATTGTTTTATCTGGATGTTTAAGCGGTATCATTGCAAAGGCATTAGAGCATGGAGAATATGCTCAAGCCAAGAAACATATTGAATGGTTTAAGCGTGTCTTTAAGGATGATTTCTATATGGAACTCATGCCTCATAATGGTGCAGAAGTTAATGGGCAACTTGCAGAACTTGCAGACGAGTTTAATATACAGACGGTTGTAACTCCAGACTGCCATCATGTTGATGAATCACAAAAAGAAATTCAAGAGTTTAAGTTACTTATGAACTCTCATGCTAAAGTACAAAAAGATACTACCTATGATAAGTCAAAGAAGCAAGACGGAATGATGAAGCGTCTTGATTATCTTTATGGAGAAGACCGACAAATGTCATTTAATAAATTTGACATTCACCTTCTTTCATATGATGAGATGAAGTTTGCCATGGAATCCCAGGGTATTGTGAGGGAAGATATGTACATTAACTCTATTGGTATCGCTAACAAGGTAGAAGACTATGATATTAAAGATGGCCTAAACCTGTTGCCAGTACAGTATAAGAACCCAGATAAAGAACTAAAGGCTCTGGCTTTGGAAGGTTTGAAGAATCGTGGTTTGGACAATAACCAAGAATACTTAGACCGTCTTGATGAGGAACTAGAAATAATTAAAAATAAAAACTTTGGTCCATACTTTCTTGTTGTACAAAATATGATTGGTTGGGCAAAGAAAGAGGGAATTCTTGTAGGTCCAGGTCGTGGCTCTGCCGCAGGATCTCTTGTTTGCTATGCTTTAGGAATTACAGATGTTGATCCAATAAAGCATGGACTCTTGTTCTTCCGATTTATTAACCCAGATCGCAATGACTTCCCTGATATTGACACTGACATTCAAGACACTCGTCGTGAAGAAGTAAAAGATTATTTGGTTAGACAATATAGGCACGTAGCGTCAATTGCTACATTCTTAGAGTTTACTGGCAAGGGTATCGTTCGTGACGTTTCACGAGTATTAAACATCCCCCTATCTGACGTAAACAAAGTTCTAAAGACCGTAGACACTTGGGATGATTTTTGTGTTTCAAAATCAACAAGAGAGTTTCGTGATAAGTACCCAGAAGTAGAGATATACGGAGAACAACTTCGTGGCCGTATTCGTGGTACTGGTATTCATGCTGCTGGTGTAGTTACCGCAAAAGAGCCAATCTTTAGGCATGCTCCAATGGAAACAAGATCTTCTACTGGTAGCGATGAGCGTATTCCTGTTGTTGGTGTGGATATGGAAGAGGCTGAACGTATTGGATTAATTAAGATTGATGCCTTGGGTTTAAAGACTCTTAGTGTACTTAAAGATACTATAGATATGGTTAAAGAAAATCACTATGTAGATATTGACTTACTTTCAATTGATATGGATGATAAAGATGTATATGACATGCTTTCTAGTGGATACACCAAAGGCGTATTCCAGTGCGAAGCAACACCATACACAAACCTTTTAATTAAAATGGGAGTAAAGAACCTTGATGAACTTGCAGCATCAAATGCTTTGGTTCGCCCAGGTGCTGCAAATACTATTGGTAAAGATTATATTGACCGTAAGCATGGTCGTCAAAATATTAACTATCTTCACCAAATCCTAAAACCATTTACGGAGGATACTTATGGTTGCATTCTTTACCAGGAACAAGTTATGCAGGCATGCGTACAACTTGGCGGTATGTCCATGTCGGAAGCAGATAAAGTTAGAAAGATCATTGGAAAGAAAAAAGATGCTAAAGAGTTTAATGAGTTCCAAGATCGTTTCATTAGTGGTGCTAGTAAGTATATCTCCCCTAATGATGCTTTGGATCTGTGGCATGATTTTGAAGCGCATGCTGGGTATTCGTTCAACAAGTCGCATGCCGTTGCTTACAGTACTCTCTCGTACTGGACAGCGTGGCTCAAATACCACTATCCGCTAGAGTTTATGTTTGCACTATTAAAAAATGAAAAAGATAAAGACGGAAGAACGGAGTATCTGATTGAAGCGAAAAGAATGGGAATTAGTATTAAACTCCCTCACATTAACGATTCGGATAAAGATTTTAAAATTGAGGGTAAGGGTATTAGGTTTGGACTCAGTGCTATCAAGTTCATATCTGATACGATTGCAGAAAGATATATTGCAGCACGGCCTTTTAAGTCCTATAGAGAACTCGAAGAGTTCACATTTACAAAAGGAAACGGAGTAAACTCTCGTGCCTTACAGGCATTAAGAGTAATTGGTGCAGCAACTTTTGCAGACCATCCACGTAATGATGATGAGATTAAAGAAAATCTTTATGAGTATTTAAATCTTCCAGAATTCAACATAACTATTCCGTCACACTATTATGCATTTATTAGTGATACGGAAAGTTTTGAAGAAAAGGGATCCTTCATACTTCTTGGTATGGTAAAAGCCATCAAGCGTGGTACTGGCTGGTCAAGAGTTGAGGTTTTAGATAAGACTGGATCTGTTGGAATATTTGATGAAGAACAAACAACAATTGAAACTGGAAAAACATACCTACTACTTGCAACAGACAATAGAATTGTTTCTGCAATTCCAGTTGATGAGATTAAAGGTTCTGATAATGCTCTTGTAAAGTTTTTAAGTTACAAGCAATTGCCATACTCAGATGAAGAGATGTTTGTAGTATCTTTTAAACCAAGAGTCACCAAGGCTGGAAAAAAAATGGCGACACTAACACTTGCAGACACTGGAAGAGATCTGCACCCCATTACAGTGTTTCCTACGGCATTTGCAAAAGCCTATATGAAACTTGAAGAAGGTAAGTCATACAAGTTTAGTTTTGGAAAAACAAAAGATGGAACAATAACCCTGGAGGATATAAATGTATGATAACATGTTTGACAATCTAGCAATAGAGTTGCATAAAAATGCAGTTGAAAAAGGTTTTTGGGGAAGCCCAGAAGATCATGACGTTATAAATGATATCTTTATTGCTAAGCAATGTATGATGATTGTTTCAGAAGTTACTGAGGTAATGGAAGCAGTACGTAAAGATAAAGGTGAAGAAGAAATAACTAAAGAGTTTGCAGACATTATTATTCGCACACTTGATTTGTATGCAGGAATGGTTGAAGCAGGATATACTAGATTATCACTTGATCAAGCACTAAAAGAAAAGGTCGACTTTAATAAAACTAGACCAGAAAAACACGGGGTACGATTTTAATGTCAGTAACAATGGAAGAAGTGTTAGCACAACTTAACCCTAAGTTGCGTAAAACTATTATGGTGGGAGATTCAGTCCCACCAACAGAGTATGCAGAGACACCAAGTTTTGGTTTAAACCGTGCCTTAGCAGGGGGCTTGCCATATGGTAGACAAGTTCTTGTTTGGGGTTCAAAGTCGTCTGCAAAGTCCTCCCTATGCCTTCAGATGATAGGTCTAGCACAAAAGGAAGGAAAGATCTGTGCATGGATTGATGCTGAAATGTCATATGACAAAGTTTGGGCAGAACGACTTGGAGTAGACTCATCTAAACTTATTTATTCACAAGCACGTACAATTAATGAGATGGTTGATGTAGGGACTAATCTTATAAATGCTGGAGTCGACATTGTTGTTGTTGACTCAATTACGTCATTGCTACCCGCAATTTATTTTGAAAAGGATTCTAATGAACTTAAACAACTTGAAAATACAAAACAAATTGGTGCAGAGTCTCGTGACTTTTCCAATGCTTGGAAGATGATTAATTATGCGAATAATAAAGTTAAGCCAACTCTGTTTGTCCTTATTAGTCAAAGCCGTAATAATATTAATGCTATGTATACTAGCCAGC